ATACTACCCATCCATGCTTTTAATCTACGAGTTCCAAACTCATCATTTGCAAGTAGACCTCTATATGTTTCTGATTGTTCTTGTGTAAATCCCATCATAGCTGAGGGAACACCTGCTATGTACTCAGCATCTCCTTTACCTTCTTGAACTACACTAAAGAAAGCATTATTAATAGGAGCTGGCATAACAGGGGTGGGAGCATTAAAACCTTGTCTATATTTTAATAAGGCTCCTGGGGCAGACGAATAACGCTCCCATTCTTCTTCAGGGACTGAACCTTCCTCATACATCCATCTAAGATTAGATGCGAGGTTTGCATTGTGTAGCATAATTTGATGAGCTTTATTTATTTCTTGTTGTTTCCCCATTAATGGCACTATAGAGCTCATTGGATAAGGAGTTCCTGTGTACATATAAGAAATTGGAACTATTGGATATTCACTAACAGGAAGAGTTCTTTCATATAAAAGTATATCATCTCCTACAGAGCAAGTAACAACTATTCTATTTTCATAAAATTTTATAGCATCAATAATTTGTTTACCCATTTCTCCATCTTTAATTATTTTATAAGATGCTTCACTCATAATTTGATTTTCAACTTTACTAGCAGCGTCTTGAGCTTGAGCCATTAACATAGTTTTTTGCTCTTCCAATGCTTCGTTAGCCATTTTCTTAGCTCGTTCAATTTCTAACTGACCTCTTTCAGGTATCATTTCACCAGCTTGTACAGATTGTTGTATTTGTAATTCTTTTTCTTGTAGTGATACGTTAGTCTCTTTTTCTAAATCAGATATTTGAGCTTCGACTGCCTTTTTTATTTGATTCATTTGTTGAGGACTTGGTAATACTTTTATAAAAACATTTCTATATGGAAATTTCTTTTTACTATATGTTTCATACAATGGAAGTATATTATCATCTTCAGCTTCTAAAGTAATTCCCATTGTTATATCTTCAGGTTGTATACTTTCTGACCTATCAATATCTCTTTGTGAATACCTTGTATTTTCTATATTGCCAGCAGCTCTTTTTATTTTAGCTGAATGTTCAGGGTACATATTAACTAATACAGACCTTGCAATATTTTTACGAATCTGTATAAAGGCAGCGTCTCTAAATAGAAAATCAGTAGAAGCAGGATCAACAAAAACATCATATGGGTCAATTCTGTTAAACATAACTTCACCCATTCCCCTATCAGCATCTTTATCAATATTTATCATAAAGTATCCAATGCCTTTAGTAAGAGAATCTAATATCACTTGACTATATATTGATTTACCATTTGATAAATGCCAACAATAATCTGCAATATCAGAATGAACTTGAGCTACATCTACATCATCTCCAGTAACACCTACTGCTTTCCATCTAGGATTATTAGCAGTAACAAAGTACTTCATTATTTCTACAATAGGTGTTATTCTATTAACAATAAACGTAGGCATACCAGACTCTTCAAGTGTCTGTTTTTCATCTTTTGTTAATTGGTCATTAAGATAAAAATCATAACCTTTCTGAGAAGTTGTTTGCCATTTTACTCGTTCAGATGTATTAGCTCTATCCCAAAGTTGTTTATTTATTTGAGCTTTTGTTTTTTTAGTTTTTCTTGCCATTTACTTTATTTCCACATGCACTAGGTCATCAAACGAATTATCTTTAGTTTCGCCATCAGAATCCCAGTCGCCGCCCCAGCGCACATTAACATTTAACTGTTTTGCTATTCCCCTTATCATTCCACCCATATAATGAAATCTGTCTCTATCGTTCCAATCTATTGGATATGGAGCGAGATCAACAGCTTTTCCTTGTATATGTTTGCTAAACCTAGTTTTGGTTTTGCCTTCTTTTAGTAACTTTTCCTGACGTTCCTCGCTCCGTAATCCTTCAATAATTGTGACATCCATTATCTTAATAAGTTCATTAAGAACATTAACTAATTTAGTGTCAACTCCCTTTAATCTTTCTTTTGAACGCTTACCGAATCTAGGCATTATGCTTTCTTACAAGAATAACTTCTACCTTGCCACTTAAAAGATTTAGCTCCGCCACCACAAGCATCTTTAAACTTAGCTCTGAAACTACCAGCAGTTTTACTATCTTTCTTGTACTTAGCGTATGTACCACCTTTTGTTCTTTCAGCTCCTACAGCACCTCTTGAAACTTTACCAGTTTTTTCACTACCTGGTAAATATTTCTTTTGTTGCTTAGTTGCTTTTTTATCATAAGCTCTTGCTTTTACTTTTTTACCTTGATAAGATACTTTACCTTTTTTTGCAAGTTTCGCTAACCTGCGTCTGCCTTGTCTTTCACGAGCTGCAGATACTACTCTTTTTAATAATCCAGCTTTTTTCTTTTTAGGTGGTCTTCCACGTTTTGAGCCGTAAGTTCCTTGTCCTTGAGGCATATTATACTCCTTTATTGTTTGTTATGCTACTATCCAACTTTTGGCTTTCCTTTTTTGTTTATACCATGTCTTATCTTTTTCATTTCTTCTTAAATCTGCAGGGAATGAATGCAAATTAGCGTAAAAAAGAGCTTCTATAGTATCATCATGTGCCATTCTCGGTCCGAAAGTAATGATTTCGTTGCTTAAATCAAACATATTTTCTCTAATATGTACCGTTCCCATGCTAAAACGACCAGAAAGTCCACTATAAATGCGATTTATCTTCTGTCTTCCGCCTGGTTTTTCAGGTATAACAGCAATATCGAACTTATTTGTACGTCTTCTTTCCTCATTAAGTGCTTGAAATACACTTCGATTCATAGCTACATCTTCAACAGTAGATGATATACAATGATATTTTTGATGCATTTCTAATATATAATCAACTACACCTTTACGATCCATAATTTCATTATCAGCATTTTTTGCACCAATAGTCGGTATACTTCTATGCCTTTCGTATTCTAATACATAGAGATTATTTTCTGTATCAATCGCGATAGCCATAATAACAGAAAAGTCAGACTCTTTAGTATCAATGTCAGTAGCAGGGTCACAACCAACAAAACAATTGACTGGAAATCTTTCATTGTTAATAGAAAGATAATTTTGATTCTCTTCAGCATCGTAATCATAATACCCTTTCCAATACTTAATATGGTCTCTAGTCCATAAGGCATCTTCAGCACTTTGTACCTCCATCATATATTCTTGATAAAACTTTGAAGGTTGACCTGAATCTCTGTAGAATTTTTTCTTTTCTTCTAATTTTGTTGTAGGAAACCAAGATGCCCATAACGGTTCTCCTGCTGGTGTTACAGCTTTGTAAGTAATTAATTTCCAAGCAAATTCTTCATTACTACTTTTAGCACGCTCGTGGTTAATAAGAAGATTGTTAATAAAAGAATCAAAGTGAACTGGAGTACCATTAACACGAAGCCTCCCAGTATGAGGCTCAATCGCAGGATATACAACGGCGGTAACAAGATTGGCATTTTTATCTCTAGCTTCTCTTGTAATTGTGTTAGCCTCGTGTTCAAAATCATCAAGTACGATAAGGTCATATCGTTTATGGAGTTTAGCTCCTCCTCTGATCCCAGCGACATTACTCTTGGAAATGAGTTTACATCCATTTGATAATTCTATATCTTCTTCTGTCCATTTAGTTCCTTTTGTTTTTCCAAAATAATAAATGAATCTATCATTAAACTCAAGATGATGCTTGATATAATCCATATTACCGACAGATAATTTTTGTGTTGCCGATACCCAAGCATAAAACAACATATCATCTTTTGGGCAAAAAACAAAGTCTTTTAATATTGATGCTTTTGTTAATACAGTTTTTCCATGACCTCGTGGTAAGATAATAGCAAGTTGTTTACATTGTTTATCATCAATAGCATCTGCTACTTCATAATGAAATGGAGGCGTTTCACTACGAGTAAAGTCATCAGGTAAGAATAATTTACCAAATGATATTAAATCTTTACTTGCTAGATGAAATACTTCTTCTGCTTGTGATACGTTTCTTGAATTTATATTTGCCATTAAATATCATATATTTAGATGTTAACGTTGTGGAAGGGGTAGCATAATTGCAATTAATCTTCACTACCATTTGATATTTGTTTTGGTTTAACTGATTCTATTTGTTCAGGGGAAAAGCCTTGAAACATTCCAATTACTCCTACATCCCTTTGTTTAACTGAGTTTACTGATGTCCCAATTATCTTCCCTAGTTCTTTTGTAGATTGTAGTATAATATTATCATCCTCACTATTATCCGCTAAACATTTGAGTCTATCTAATATATACTTATGGTCTATGCCAAGATCTTTGGCAACATCTAGTACTCCCTTTTCTATGTCTGTCATAACTCTCTCCTGCTTTAGTAATACCAATGCTTTCTTGCGAGCTTTATCTTCTGACGTAGCTTTAAAAGCATCCATGTAAGCTTTAACAGGACCCATTCCAGAAACAACATTGGTTGTAAAAATTTTTTCATTACTTGTTAGCTTTTTTCTTTTCTTTACTTGTTTATTTGTATGTTTAATTGTCTTAGAGAATGTATATCTATTTGGATGTTGTTCAAAGTCTGTATCCATAAAAGTTTTATGATTATTAACAAATGTTCCTACAACAGTCCTTACATAATTTTTTGCCCATTTATAATTTTTTCTATCATTAGGATGATTTAATGTACCTACTTTTAGTAATTGTATAATACGATTATCATCACTAAATACCCAGTCACCTTGTTTTCCATCACGCCAATTTGCTTTTACTTCAGGACTACTCATCATTTTTGAATGAAAGTATTTTTGAAATTCCTCTGCATCTTCAAATACATAGTGGCGTTCTTTTTTTATTACTCTATACTCAGCCATTAATTTTTTGTTTCAATATCTTGAATATATCTTTGACATTGGCTATATAGACTTTCTATTAAGTCCGATACAGCTTCTTCTACTAGGTATACTTTGCCATCTATTTCTATTGGATACTTAGCCAAAGATTTTGATAAATCTCTTAAAACCTCTTCTTGAGTTTTTATTGGTAAGTTTTGTAAAAATTCTAAATTAATTGCCATAGCTTTATATAGTATATATAATATATATATATATAATTATATAATATATATATTTATTTCTTTTCTTTATGTTACTTTCTTTTCTTTAAAAATCACGATCAAATATATAGGTATGACCATGTTGTTTTCAAGAAATTTATAGCATTTTGTTATACATCGTTATTTGTACATACACCGGTCTATAACCGGATTTCCGTAAATAGAATTTACGTTATTTTTGATTTTGATTTATTTATGATTGATGATGTAAATAATAAAGGAATAAATCATGGTAAATAGATTAAAGAAAATTCTTTCTAAGGTGACTAATGATTATACTGCTAAGTATCTAGCTGCTGGCTTGCGTCGTGAGTGGGTAGGTGGTATTAGTATACCTGCTAAGAAAGATGTGCGTAGAGCATTTCTAATGGATGTAAAGATGATACTTGAAACTGCTAAGTTCTATAACATAGCAGCTGATGAATTGATTCAGGATAAGTCATTGATGGATGAGTTGAATGGCGTGAAAGATGAAAATAACCCATTAGATGAGGTAGACTTGGATTAGAATATCAAAGCGGTTTGGGAGCACCGATAGACAAAAGCTCCCACTCCATTCATACATACTGCAGACACATTGTTGTTGTGTTTATAGTATAGCATGCTATCTAGATATTCCTTGTATTATACATATAAAATTTAATAAACATGGTCGTATAACATATAGTTGTATGATACATATAAAAAGAGGGAACAAAATGAAACATACATTAATTATTACTAACAATAGTTATAAAACACCTAGAACCAAAATTGTTGAATGTGAAGGTACTGATGATTATGCTGTTGCATATTTTGCTGGGTACTTACAATCTTTAATAGATTCTACACCTTATAAATTAGAAAAGTTTATTGAAGTGTCTCATATAAGAGATTCAATAGATTATCTTGGTAGGGGAGAATATGTTTGAGTTTATTATGATATCATTTATAATAGTTATCTGTATGTCTATGGGCATGCTGATACTATTAGCATATCAGAATTGGAATAATTAAAAGATTTAAATTTCCTCTCTAGTCCTTAACTTCCCACGTATTGCTTGATGGGAGTACAATCATGAAGATATTCATGAGGCAGACAAAGAGATATCCGTACCATTCTAGAGTGGCGTGAGGTGAAAGAGGAATAATATTAATTGCTCTAAAGTTGGTTAATATATAGTAATAATAGTTAATCACAACCAACGAAGGAGGATCTTATGGAGCTACATGAGATTACTTATGTTGATGTGGATGGTAACTATCTCACTATGTGTAGTGCTGGAGGTGACTTCTGGTACATAGACAATGGAGAAGGTAGCAATATGCTATCATTTCCTGATTGGTGCAGATATATGATTAAATGGCTTGATAGTCATAAATCATTAGTCATCATTCCATAACAACAGACAGACCTTGAGAGTAGTATAGGTTAAACTCTCAAAGATTTAAGTGCAGGCTAGTTATTAATATATTGGATTACGCTAACGTCATGTATACCATATATCTAGTCTGCATATATTTAATTAAACAGGAGGGATTAATGAAACATTTAATATTACTTAGAGGTGTACCTGGTGCTGGTAAAACAACAATAGCTACATTATTTAAAGAAAATCTTCTTGGTGTATTTATATCAGCTGCCGATGATTATATGGTAGATATAGATGGTAATTATGAGTACAACC